CACCTCCTCGAAATAAACCGCGTCCAGCCCGGATGCAGCGCCTCTCGGGGCCGTCGTAGCCAGGAGTTCATCGAGCCAGCGGCGAAAGCGCAGGTAGCGCATACTGCCACCCTCGAATCGTTGGGGCTTGAAGCTGACATAGCCGTGGGTGACCGAGCGATCCGGCAGGCTCAGAGCCCAGCCAGTCGTGGTGCCCAGGTCCAGCGCCAGAACGGCTTGGGGTGTGGCGTAGGGTTGTGAATCTTGTGGGCGATGCATCGGGGAAGTCCTCCAAGGGTGCGAACAAGCGCTCGTGACGACTTGTTCAAGCGACCTGGAGGAGCTCAGGCATCGCCGGGTCAGGGCTGGTGCGGCTCCCTCATGTCCGTTTCTGTTACGGCTTCGGGGAAGTCAAAGCGGCTCACGTGGCAGTGGCCAGGGCCGGCTTCAATCTTTCATCTTTCAACGCCAAGTGCATAGGCCTTGGAGTAGTAGAGAGATATTTCAATATTTATTTATTTCAATCTAGTTCTCCTTCTCTCTGTCTCTGTCTGGGGGGCTTCGCGCGCGCGAGGCTCTAGGCCCCCACTTTTTATATGTGTATCTCTAGTGGGGGGTTTGAAAGATGAAATTACTGAAGCAAGCCCATCCGGGCGCCGCCCGCACCTCATAGGACCTTGATCCACTGGGCCGGGCGACCCTTGCTTTGCAGGGCCATCATCTCGATCAGCCCGGCCTCAGCCAGGGTGCGCAACACCCCGTCGCGCTGGCGGTGGTCCATGAACTGGGTGCGCCGAGTGAAATCGCTCTTGGACATGCCGGCCATGCCCGCATCCCGCAGGATCTGCATGGCCCGCTTGTGGTGGGACTCCACCTGGTTCTCGGACACACGGGCAGATGCTTCACGGATCGTGAGCTCGGCGCAGTGGCGCGAGAGCATGATCCCCCACTCGGCATCGTGATCCTCGATCTGGGGGTCCACTGGGTCACGCGAGACCGCACGAATGAGTGCCAGTTTGGTGGCGTTTTCCTCGATCCGGGCAAGGATGGACGAGTACCCGGTGCCTCGCGATGTACGAAGGCGCTCGACCAACTCCTGGTCAAGTTGGCGGAAGGTGGCTCTGGCTTGCGCAGTCATCGGGACCACGCGGGGATCCACCAGCACCTCGTCGATGGCACCCACATCCGTGAGATTGCCATTGAGCTTGCCCCCTCCCTGGTGGATAAGGATCAGCCGGTCAATCAGGTCTTGGGGCGGGTCGATGACGCCAAACGCCTCGTTGCTGTCCGGGAAGTCGTCCTCGCTTTCCATGATCAGAAAGCGAGCCAGCGATCCGTCTGCCACGTTAGACGCCTGCAGCGCCTGCCAAAAGTGCAAGGGTGTCGTGGTGCCATAGATGCAAGCGCACGGCTGGTGAATGGCCCGGTGGGCATTGTTGTGCTGGGTGCTTGCGTACTCGACCCCGAAATAGGTGGTGCCTGAGGTGGTGTAAAGCTCAGTCATCAGGTCCAGGATCTCGCACACATAGCGCGGCGAGCGCTTGCGATCGGCTGCTGCCGAGAGAAACATCCCGAACTCATCGAGCTGGAACAAGATCGCAGGCTGGCGCTGGATGGCCGTCAGTAGGCCTGAGCCTGATGCGATCTTGTTGCCACCCAAGTACTGCAACAAGTTGGCCTTGCGGAACAGCTCGTTGATCACCACGCGGCTGTGGTTTTTGCCGGCCCCGCTTTCGGCGATACCAACCACATAAAGGTTTGAACGGATATTGCTCTCGGTCCGGTACTTGCGCCCCATCAGTGCGCCGATCGCACACAGGCTCGCACCGAGTGCGAGCACCGGCTGAGGGCGTTTGGCTGTGGCAGCCATCAAGGCCATCATGTCTGCAATCACACCCCCCACCTGGTCCCAGCCGGCGGGCATGGGCTTAGGTGGAGGCAGCGAGATTTCCTGCGGCTCAATGGAAATAGGGTCAGCGGCTTGCAGCGCCTGCAGAAACTCACGCGCCGGGTGGTGTCCGTTCATGACGATTTCACCGTTCAACTGCATCTCAGCGTCTGGCTCCCACCCGTTGTCCAGCGCCAGCTTGTAGATCGTGCCCGCACCAATGCGCTGGGGGGCGAAGCTGCGCCAACTGCGTGCCGTCGTCTTGGGGTCGTTCTTCTGCGAGCTTTCGGACCATGCCTCAAACAAGGGCCAACCTTCATCGCCGAGCGCCCCCTTGGTGGCCATCCCGATGCGGACCCAACTGTCGTAATCCAGATCGGCATTGACGATGTGCCTGAGGGCATCTTCAACAGCTTCATAGGTGCCGCGCTGCTCAGGAAGGTTGGCGCACTCCATAGGGGCACGCAAGCCAACGCCCAGGGTCTTGGGACGCAAATCAGCCGGAATCAGGCGGTATGCCTCCTTGGCGAACTCCCGGGCCTGGGCCTCCGTGATGCCGGGCAAGTCATCAGGACTCAGGTCAGCCAAGGTGCTCACTGGCCAGTCATAGGGCTTGCCGGTGTCAGGGTGGATGCCATAGGCGATGAACTGCTGGCCGACCCCTAGCACCTCAATGGGCGGGTACTTGAACCCAGAAAACGGCTGCACGGCTCGGTAGACCAGCAGGCGTTTGGGTGCATTGCCAATGCGAACTGCAGGTGTATCGCCCAGCATCCGCTTGGCGAGCGCCTCAATCTCGAGCGCAATGGTGGGCGAATCGAGTATGTCGATGTCAATGCCGATCACCCGCCCCGCGGCGATACCGATGCCTGCCTCGGGCCAGTTACCCCAGATGTCGACCTCGTTGTCGGTGGTGTCACGCTCGCAGTGCCGACTCCACTTGGGGTACTCATGCCAAGCGCCAAGCTTGTAAAGACCCGGCTTCTTGGTGTTGGGTTGAATCGGCAGGATCGGAAAGCCGCGATCGACCAGGGTGGCGCCCAATTGCGCCATGTAATTCTTGTTTGTCATGGCGCTCCTTAAAAGGGTGGGTCATCGGCATAGGCCTGGCGCAGAAAGTCTTGAAATGCGGTAACGGCCACATCGATGAGCGTGGCCCACTCCTGCTCGGTCCAACGTGCAAGGTCTGTCTTGCCGATCTCCTCGACGTAGGCGCCCGCGCTCATACCGGCGGCTGCCAGCGCATTGGCTTCGTGTTTGTTTGGATCAATCATTCCCTTCAACCTTGCAGTGATGTTCTGGCAGCGCCGAGAGCACTGTTTGCTGTCTGGCGCGTCCACACGGATGTAGCGAGGTGCGAATCCATAGCCGCGGGCATCCCTGCGGCAGATCACGCACATCATGAAAACCGGGCTCCGACGACCTCGGTGTAGCGACCGCTCGGGCGCACGGCGATCTCGGAGGGGCAGCGCAGCTTGGCTGCGCAGGCGATCGCCTCATCCACCCGGCGGGGCAGCGGCAAGCCTTGGGCGCGGTTGGCCCACCAGGAGGCCGCCTTCTGGCGCGGATAGCCCTGGTGCTCGATACAGATCCATTCGCTGTGGTGCGTGAGCCCGCTCCAGTAGTCCACGCGCAGTGATGGCGGCTTGCCAGGCTTATCGTGTCGGGCGTAGGAAACCCGGGTGACAGGCACCCACTCGGATTTGCCGGAGGTCAGAATGTCCAGGTTGCTGGCCTTGGCCTCGATCTTGAGTTCGGGCGGCGGGAACACATGCCCGCAATCAGGACAGGTGCGCACCGAGGCGTGCACGATGCTGTCGCACTCGGGGCAGGCCTTGGTGGGTGCAACGCCATCCTCACCGCCCTTGGGCCGCTTGGGCTTGACGGCATCAATGGGGCCGTGGCGGGCGATGTTGCCGGCAAAGTCCAACACCAGGCAGTCGGTCTTGCCAGGCGCCAGCCGACAGCCGCGCCCCACGATCTGGACGTACAGCCCCGCCGACTTCGTTGGACGCAGCATGGCGAGCAGGTCCACACCTGGGGCGTTGAACCCGGTGGTGAGCACATTGGCGTTGGTCAGGCATTGAATCCTGCCAGCCTTGAAGTCATTGATGATGGACTCGCGCTGCGCACCGGGTGTGTCCCCAACGATGGTCTCGCAGCTCACGCCGCGCGCACGAATCGCATCGCGCACATGGTAGGCATGGTCCACACCGGCGCAGAAGATGAGCCAGCTTTTGCGGTCCTTGCCGTAGGAGAAGATTTCGTCAACGGCGGCCTGGGTGATTGAGTCCTTGTCTACCGCCGCCTCTAGGTCCTTGGCAATGAACTCGCCACCTCGAGTGCCCACGCCGGTCAGGTCAATCTGGGTGGCCATACGCTTGGAGATCAGCGGGGAGAGGTAGCGCTGATCGATCAACTCGCGCACCGACACCTCATAGGCAATGTCAGTGAAGATGGCGTCATCGCCCTCATGCAGGAGTCCGGAGTCCAGCCGGTACGGCGTAGCGGTAAGGCCAATAACCTTCATCTGGGGGTTGAGCCGGGCTAGGTCAGACAGGAAGCGCCGGTACATGGTGTTGCTCGAGCGCGGAATCAGGTGCGCCTCGTCAATGAGCACCAGGTCACACTGCTGAACGTCATAGACCCGCTTGTGGATCGACTGGATGCCAGCAAAAAGGATCCGGGCATGGATATCGCGCTGCTTGAGACCGGCCGAATAGATGCCCGCGGGGGCCTGCGGCCAGAGCTTCTTGAGTTCGGTGTAGTTCTGCTCGATCAACTCCCGCACATGGGTCACGATCAGGGTGCGCTGGTCCGGATAGGCCTTGAGCACGCCCTCGACGAAGGTGGCCATGACCAGCGACTTGCCACCGGCAGTGGGGATCACCACCAACGGATTTCCGGTGTCCTCATGGAAGTAGTTGTAGATGCCTTGAATGGCACCGCTTTGATAGGGGCGAAGGGTCAGACTCATGCTGGTGCTCCTTAAAAGGTGTTCGCATACTTGTTCATACCGGTGTCGCGCCAGCGATTCCCACTGGCGAATTCGTACTCGACCCAGTCCTCGCCAGCGTCGACTTGCTGGCCCGGCACCAGCGATGGGATGAAGAGGTGCATGGCGCAGGCAGCGCGCTGGTCGGCGTCGGTCAGCCGACGGTCATGGCGTGCGCAGTGCCACCCACCGTCAACGGGTGTTGCATGCAGGCAGGTTCGGCAATTGATCTCGGGGGCGGAAGCGTCTGGTGCGTCCGCGTGGCAGACCGGTGCGTGGTCACACATGCGGCACTGGTACCAGGCGGGATCGGTGCTGATGCGCGGCGGTGGCGTGGAGGCAAAAATTATTCGCTCAGCCTTGGCCAACAGGCCCTGCGCAAAAGACGGATCGGCCTCGACCCGCTCAACGTAAACGTCATCGGTGTCCTTACAGACCGCCAGATACATCGCCCGGGTCAAGCCCATGAGGTGCATGTAGGTCTGCATCTGGGCAAAGTGCAGCGGCTTGCTATCGCGCACCTTCTTGGCCATCAAGTCGTTGAAGCTCTTGACCGAGTGCGTCTTGAACTCCAGCACGTGCCAGGTCTTGGGTGCCTCCAGCAGGTTGATGGCCACGCCATCGAGCGAGCCACCAAAGTGACCACCATGCGCTTGAACCCGAAACTGGCGACCCGTGTCCGGATCAACTTCCAGAACCGTCGCCCCGGTGCGGCGCAGGTTCTGAACCAGCCGGGCCTCTTCCAACTGGCCGGTCTCAAACAGGCGCAAAAGGCGGCCAGAATGTCGGGCGCGAGTGACCCAGCGGAAATCAAACCAGAGGGCGCGCTCACATTCCTTGCCGATCAGGGATGCGCCGAGGTGTGCACGAAACCCGTCTCCCGCGTCGGCTTCGTAGGCAGCAAAGATCGCCTCTCGGGTGGGGCAGGTCATGCTGGGCAATTCAGCCATGCTGCACCCCCTGCTTGGCGTGAAGCTCCTTGGCTCGGGTCACCGCGGCCTGCCAGCGCTCATCGTCGCAGTCGGCACGCAGTACCTCAATCAGTGCATCCTTAAACCGCGCCCGGTGGCCTCCAGGCTCAGCCGCATTCAACTTGGCCATGTGAGCAGTCAACTGCGCCAGTTCCTGCTGTTTCAAGCGCAGCGCCGTCTTGGCCCGGTGGAACCAGGTGGCATCGAGCGACTTCTTTTCTGTCTGGCGACGTATGTCGGTCGTGGCGATCTGGATCCGGATGGATGCGATCTCATCTTGAAGCGCGGCCAACCGCTCACGGCAGCCCTGCAAAGTGTTGGGCAGTCGGATTGGCGTGGCCGCTGGAGCGTGCTCATGCAT